CTAGAGTACGAAAAGCCTTCCGATAAGCGTAAGAGGAAAGAGCGTCGTAGAGAAAAGGTTCTGAAGAAACTACGTCAGAATCGGAAGTGATGGTTTTTGGTATAACTAAATACTATTTATTTTGAGTTTCATTATTTAGTAACGGAGTATCTAAATGTCATCACTTTTGGAACAAGCCATTATCGACGCAAAAGAGCTTCGCGAGGCCGCGCTTAGATTTGCAGAAAATCAAGTTATTGAGAAGCACGCTAGCGAACTGAAAGAAGCTATTGATTCTTTCCTCAACGAGCAAGAACCAGCCGCAGACCCTATGGCTGCTGGTGCTGCTGCTCCTGCACCAGAGGCTATTCCAGAAGACATTCCAGATGCTGCCACACTTGATACAGCAAATGAGCCACAAGCCGGTGGTGATGAAGACGTTATCACTGTATCGATGGACGATCTTCGCACAATGTTGTCGGCTTACGAAGATCAGGACATTGCTCCACAAGATCTAAAGGATCCATTTGATGTTTTAGCTGATGATGAGATAGACACTGGTGAAAATGAGGAACCAGAAGAAATCGAGTTTGATCTTGGCTCTGTAGAGAAGGCACAAGCTCCCGCTGTATCACCAGAAATGACTGGCCTTATGGAAGAAGTTCGTCGTTTTATGAACGAAATGGAGCATCCAGAATCTTTGGACGAAGAAGATCTAGAAGAATCTTATGAAATAGAAGAGGAAGTAGTAGACGAGGATGAAGCTGTCGAGGAAGACCTTCACACACTCGTAGAAGAACTAGTTGTCGATATAATGGATGGGCGCGGCGGCGGTTGGGCCGGTCGTCCTGAAGTTTATCGTCAAGAACAAGAGAAAGTCAATCTTGCTCGTTTGGCCGATACCAAGCGTCAGCAAGAACTAAAAGACTTGCAAGACGGTATGAAGAAACTGGCTGGAGTTAACGAATCGTTAAAATCACAGAATACCGTTCTTAATGAAACAGTTTCCGCATTGAAGGCCAAACTTGAAGAAGTCAACCTTAGCAATGCAAAACTTCTGTACCAAAATGAAGTTCTTATGAATAGCTCGTTGAATGAGCGACAAAAACAAAAGGTTGTCGAATCTATTCGCAAGGCTCAAAACATTACAGAAGCGAAGGTTATCTTTGAAACCCTTCAAAGTGCAGCGGCTGCTGGAGCAACGTCTACCGGCAGGAAACTTGAGTCCCTTCACGAAGCTATCAATAGACCTTCTCACACCATTCCCAGCAAGCGTAACCTAAATGAAAGTGTTGATCATAGTCAACTCGATTATTGGAAAAAGCTAGCTGGCATTAAGTAAAGCAAATCCTAAAAATAAAGGGGGTGATAAATATGTCTCGTAATCTTATTGAAAGATTGACTGAAGGCGTCGTTAACCGCGACCTCCAGAAAGAAGGTGCTGCTCTGCTCTCAAAATGGGAGAAGACAGGTCTTCTTGAAGGACTCAGCGGCGAACATACCCGTGCTGGTATGGCTCGTCTTCTAGAAAATCAAGCTAAGCAACTCCTCAAGGAGTCTACATCAATGGCTGCTGGTGACGTACAGGGCTTTGCCGCTGTTGCGTTCCCACTAGTTCGCCGCGTTTTCGCTGGCCTATTGGCCAATGATCTCGTTTCAGTACAACCAATGAGCCTTCCATCAGGTCTCATTTTCTTCCTCGACTTTACCGTTTCGAATGAAACAGGTTCCCGTCTTGGATACACTTCTGGTGAGTCACTATACGGTGGTAACGTTGTTGCCAGCCAAATCACTGGTGGTGTCAACCTAACACAAGCTGGTTCAGCCGAAGAAGGTCCATATGCCCTTAACAATGGCTATGCCTCTGCAACTGCTTCAGTTACAGCAGTTACTACACTTGTAGCTTCTGGTGCTGTTGGAGATAGCGGCTATGCAGTCGTTGACGCTGGTTATACAAGCGGATATGGTGCTGCATCGTTGCTACGTTTCGACGCAGATTTGGTGTCTGGTTCTAAGTTCGCTGTTGCAACCATTCCAGTTAGCGCAGTAGAAGCAGTTGGTGGTCTAAAGAATCTTGTTACTCTTTCGGTAACCAGTTCATTGTCAAGTGGTTCACTTGTTCGCCGCCTAACTCGTATCGATCCAAATGATTCTACAAAGATCATTTTGACTGTCGCAGCTACCGGTACAGAAACCGCTGCTCAACTAGCAGCAGTTCTAGACGGTGTTGGAACCCTAAAGATGGCTGTTAAAGATAACTTTACCTCAAGCTTAACACTCGGTTCAGTTGTTGGTACAACTGCTTCTCCCGGTTGGGGCCTTGAAGGTGCAACAGACATCCCAGAAATTGACATCAAAGTTGATTCGATTGCTGTTACCGCCGTCACCAAGAAGCTCAAGGCCAAGTGGACCCCAGAGTTGGGACAAGATCTCAACGCTTACCACAACCTTGATGCCGAAGTCGAGTTGACCTCAATCCTCTCTGAACAAATCGCTCTCGAAATCGACCGCGAAATCCTTGAGGACTTGATCAAGGGCGCTACAGCCGGTACATTCTACTGGTCACGTTCCCCAGGTCTCTTTGTCAACCGTACAACTGGTGTCGAAGTTGGCGCACAGGCTGCTGCTCCAGAGTTCACTGGTAACGTATCAATGTGGTACGAAACCCTCATCGAAACAATCAATGACGTTTCGGCTCAAATCCATCGCAAGACCCTTCGTGGTGGCGCTAACTTCGTCGTAACATCGCCAGAAGTTGCCAACATCCTGGAGTTCACCGCTGGCTTCCGTGCCTCCGTCACCGCTGACGATGAGCGTGGTTCAATCGGCGCAGTCAAGGTCGGTTCACTCTCCAAGAAGTTCGACGTTCACGTTGATCCATACTTCCCACGCAACCTCCTATTGGTCGGTCGCCGTGGTGGTAGCTTCCTAGAGAGCGGCTTCGTCTATGCTCCTTACGTCCCACTACAAGTCACTCCTACCATCTTTGGTACTGAGGACTTTGTGCCTCGCAAGGGTGTCATGACCCGCTACGCCAAGAAGATGGTTCGCCCAGACATGTACGGCCTTGTTGTCGTCCGTGGCCTTCTCGGAGAAGGTGGTCTCTGATAGAGTTCTTAGCTTATAGCTAATCTCTGGCCTCGGTTCGAAAGAATCGGGGCCTTTTCCTTTTTTAGTATACTACTTATATATGTCTACATAGGAGGACAAGCAGTGGCAAAAAGAAATCAATATAACAGAAGCACGCTTCCACAGGATATGGCAATCACTCTATACAGCCCAACCGCAACAGTTGTAACAAATGGAGGAGCATTTACAATAAATCCAGATTGTGGTGTTGTTATTTATGCCGGAAACGGAACTGGAACTGGTTCTCTAGATATCACCGGAATGAAAAACGGACAAAGAATAGATATAGTCAATGCTACTGAACAACTCTTAAGAATCAATGCTACTGCTGGAAAGTTTATGGTTACAAATTTTGCCACAGCAAGCACCACAGTCATGGTAGCTAATACTTCGGTTGTTGCATATAAATTTGATTCTGCACCGATAGCAGATGGTTCAACTCAATCGAATCTTCTACTTATGGCGAGTTCAGCTTCGTTTAACAACTTTCCAGCATAACTTAAACTTGCTCTTCCTAAAGCCGGTCCTTATGGATCGGCTTTTTTATTTGTTCTTAAACTACTTACTGAAGCGGAGGTTCACAAATGGCATATCCCTCATATTCGCCGCCGAGCAGAACTAATGTTTCTATTCTGACCTCGACCGGTTCTACGATAACTACTGGCAATGGTGCTGGTAATGTTGCTCTATACCCATTTGGAATCTATGTAGATCCCGTTTCTCCGCGCTATGATGCTAACTTCATTTCAGGTGCTTCTGACCAAGTATCGTTTGTGTATAAGAAACTAGGTGGTGATGTACTGGATCTAGAAATCACTCCCGGTAACGTATACGCTGCTTATGAGGAAGCAACTCTGGAATATTCATATATTATGAATCTCCATCAATCAAAGAATGCACTCCCAAGTCTACTTGGTAAAACAACCGGTTCCTTCGATGAAGATGGAAATCTTTTAGAGTCCTCGCTGTCTAACGCTAATATAAACCTTCGCTATCCACGTTTTGAAGTGGGCTATGCTCGACAGGTGGCTATTGGGTTAGCTAATGAGGCTGGTGTCGCAGGAGGTACCACACCTCATTATAATGCTTCTTTTGCTCTTACTACTAGTGTCCAAGATTATGATCTACAACAGATAATAGCGAATAACGTTATAAACAATAGAGAACCAGCCACAGGCAATCCAGTAACTTACTCGGCTTCCTATGCTAGTGCTTCTAGCAGCCGTATAACTATTCGTCGTGTTTACTACAAATCGCCAGCCGCTGTATGGCGTTTTTATGGCTACTATGGCGGTCTAAACGTGGTTGGTAATCTAAACTACTATGGTCAGTTTGCAGATGATACAACGTTTGAAATTATTCCGGCATGGCAGAATAAGCTACAAGCTATGGCTTACGAAGACCATATTTATACTAGACTGTCTCACTATTCCTATGAGATATTTAATAATAAGCTTCGGGTTTTCCCAACACCAGAAACAGGCATTATTAACTACATGTGGTTTGAGTTTAGCTTTGATGACGGAACCGATCCTTGGATGCCGGTTAGTGGTTCTCAGAAAGGATCAGAACAAGGCATTTCTAATATGAATACATTGCCATTTGATAACATCCCGTACTCTAGTATTAACGCTATCGGTAAGCAATGGATTCGTCGTTATGCTTTGGCATTGGTAAAAGAAACACTTGGTCTTATTAGATCTAAGTTTGGTGCTATTCCTATTCCCGGCGACTCGGTTCAGTTGAATGGTTCTGAGCTTATCTCTTCGGCTAGAGAAGAACAAGAAAAGTTGAAAGAAGAACTTAAGACTACACTGGACGAACTTACCTATACGAAACTTGCAGAGACAAATGCAACACTCATGGATAGCGTTACGAAAGTACAAGAGAAGATTCCTCTTCTTATTTACCAAGGGTGATAAATGGCTCAGAATAAATGGGTTGAACCAGAATACGCACCACCTCCTTTGTTCCTAGGACAAAAGGAAAAGAATCTCGTTAAACAAGTCAATGACGAACTTCTGGAAAGAGTCATTGGACAGGAGATTTTTTATTATGCCATTGATATCAAAACCACTAACTATCATCCTTTATACGGGGAAGCTATTGTAAAGAACTTCTTGCCACCTGTTAGGATCTATGCTTTGGTGGAATGGTCAACATATGGTACAGTCCAGACAGAAGGCTTTGGTCTGGATAAAGCTGCTGAGATTGTTGTACACTTCCATCAGCGTAGAATCCAAGAAGATCAAAACATATTTGTCCGCGAAGGAGATTTTGTAAAGTACGACGGTTTATATTATGAAATCTTAACTTTGCAAGAACCTAAGCAGTTGTTCGGTCAAGTAGGCGAATCACTAGAAGTAGCAGCCACCTGTAAGGTATCCAGAAGAGGTCTATTCGATGCCACCTAAAAAATCACAATCCCCGCCTGAGCCTCTATCAACAGACAAATACGACTTTACTGGCATAGAGAATGCTGATAAGATTCTTAGAGAAGTAACTTTAATGCCGTCTACTATTGAAACTATTGACACAGCAATATATAGGTATTTAGATGAAACTTTAAACCTCCACGCAAATACCAATAAAGGTTTCACAAAAGTTCCTATTATTTGGGTAGCTAGTGAGAGAGCATTCCAAATAAAAAACAATAGAAATCTTAGAGATGGTAATGATGTCCTAATATTTCCTATGATGACACTAGAGCGTTCTTCAATGAGAAAAGATTCATCTTTTAAGGGAGTCGCTTGGGCACATATACCAAATATAAACGATGAAAAGGGAGGAGCTATTCCGGTAGCTCGCCGCATTAATCAAGTAAAAACAGGCAACTTTACAAATGCAGATAAACGTAGAACTCAAGCTACATTAACTTCTGGTATTGGTCCCGGTCAAGAAACGTATCCGGGAGTTAGTAATAAGGTAGTTTATGAAACACTTTCAATGCCGATACCAACTTATGTAGAAGCAATGTACAAGATTACAATAAGAACCGAATATCAACAACAGATCAATGAGCTTGTAACACCATTCTTTGTAAGAACGGGACAAATAAACTCTTTCTTCATAAAACATGAAGGCCACAAGTTTGAGTGCTTTATACAGGGTGACTTTTCGCAGGACTTCAACGTTGCTTCGTTTCAGGATGAGGAACGTATTTATAAAACATCAATAGATATTAAAGTATTGGGATATTTATTGGGTGAATCAACAAATGCTAATCGACCAAAGATAGCAGTCAGAGAGAACGCAGTAGAGTTCAAGTTTGGTAAAGAGCAAGTAGTTCTAGACGAGAGACCAAACTACAGGTCAACTTCTTTCTACCGTCGCTGACGTTTGAGGTAGAAACTAACTATTTATTTATGAAGTCTTATAGAGGAGAAATCTATGCCAGCTAGTAGTTTTAAGTTTATTTCGCCGGGTATCTTTCTAAATGAAATCGATAACTCGCAGATTCCACAACCACCGGGAGCAATCGGCCCAACTATTATCGGTCGTTCTGCTAAGGGTCGTGCCTTATCTCCTATCAATGTACAATCTTTTTCTGATTTCGTTGATCTTTTCGGTAGTCCAAAACCGGGAGGTTCTAACTCTGAGTATAGATCTTCCGATTATGCTGGCCCTACCTATGGTTCATACGCTGCACAAGCATACCTAAATGCTGGTGTAGGTCCAGTTAACTATATCCGTCTATTGGGTGTTCCACATCCTGAAGCAACTTCAACCGGTTTAGCAGGCTGGACTACTAACCAATACTCAAGTGGCGATCCAACGGCACAAGCATATGCTACCAATGGTGGTGCTTATGGCTTGTTTATCGCTGCTTCTCAATCAAGCGGAAATCACTTAACTGGTACTCTAGCCGCTGTGTTGTATCTCGTTGCTGGCGCGGTCGCACTAAGCGGGACTGTAAGCGTTGCACCTACTACAACCGATTCTGGTACTAATCGAGTCCTACAGTTTGCAGGTACCGATTCTTCAACAGAGTTTGTTGTTTCTGTATTCGGTGGTACCAAATCAGCCCCAACAAACGAAAAGAAACTAAAGTTTAACTTCAATCGTGATTCTTCACAGTTTATTCGTAATGTTTTAAACACAAACCCCGTTCTAACAAACGATGGCGTTGTAGCCTCTAACTCATTAACAAAGAATGAAAATGTTTACTGGCTTGGTGAATCATACGAAACAGAAGTCGCTAACAGACTAACAGGATCTTTTACTTCTGTCGTAGCTTGGTTGGCACCAGTTGCTAGCGGTACTTTGAGTAATAATATAAACTACGGATATATGAAGTTTACTGAGAATAATAACCTATACTCAAACTCTAATGTTATTGATGGTAGAACTGGCTGGTTCTTCTCGCAAGATTTCAGCAACGATACAGCTTCCTTCTCATATAACAATATGCCAAAGCTATTCCGTTTCCACGGTCTAGATGCTGGCGAGTGGACACAGAAGAATATCAAGATTTCTATTGACAATATTGTTGTAAGTTCAAATCAAGATGCCGAACCATACGCCAAGTTCAGTGTTGTAGTAAGATCTATCAATGATAACGACAGTTCTCCAGTAGTTCTAGAAAGGTTTGATAATCTAAATCTTAATCCAAACTCTCCTGATTATATTGGAGTTAGAATCGGAGATAAGACAAGAAAGTTTGATTATGCCCAAAACTCAATCAAAGAATACGGACAGTATAACAACGTATCACGTTACATAAGGGTTGAGGTTAATCCATCAGTCGAGGCTGGCTTGGTAAATCCAGCTTCTGTTCCGTTCGGTGTATTTGGCCCAATCAAACCAAAAGATGCTACCAACATTAGCAGCGGTTCTACATCTTTCAATACCTACATTGGTTTTGGTTCATATGCAAAGGTTGATAAGTCCGATGCAATAGTGGATGTAAGTACAAATACTAACTTCACATGTTCAATAGCCTTCCCAAGCACTACCCAGAAGATTAGCGCATCTGAGGGTAATATAGTGGATACCACTAGGGCTTACTTTGGTGTTCGTACCGCAGTGGATACCACATCAAATAGATTTGATCAAAGTATCCCAGATACTCTAAGACTGTACAGTACTGATAGCGCACAAAACGTTGGTCTTGAGGGGCTAGACACTGCTGGTCCATTTACTTACCAATGGGTATTCAGTCTCGATGACGTAATCCTACCAAGCAACAGTACTGCTGCTTTCTATGCTTCCGGTTCTCGTAAAACCGGAACTTCTAGAACAGCTACAAGCGGTGGCTATGGTGGATCTCAATCGATTCTTGCCGTTGGGTTTAACAAGTTCACTACTGTTTTCCAAGGCGGATTTGATGGTCTAAATATCCAAGAAGCCGAACCATTCCAGTTCAATCGTTTGGATGGTAATACTAAGCTCAATAGTTACGAAGTTAATACTCTAGAAGTTGCAATCAACATGGCTGGTAATCCAGAGTTGCTAGAGACAAATATGATTGTAGCTCCCGGTGTTCGTGACGAGAACCTAACAAGAAAGATTATCGACACTTGTGAGGCAAGGGGCGATGCAATGGCAATCATCGATATACGCGATGGTTACCTAGCAAGTACAGAATCTACTCAATCCTACAAAGATCGTCTAGGAAGCACCACTACAGCCATTACAAGATTGAACAATCGCAAGATCAATAGTTCTTACGCATGTACTTACTATCCTTGGGTTCAAATCCGCGATAGCATTAACGGTGCCTTGGTTTGGGTACCACCATCCGTTATAACACTTGGCACAATGGCTTCTTCTGAAAGGGCTAGCGAAGTCTGGTTTGCCCCAGCAGGCTTCAATCGCGGAGGTTTAACTGCTGGTGCTGGTGGTTTGCCTGTCGTCAACGTCGCTGAAAAATTGACCTCCAAGCAACGTGATGATTTATACCAAGCTAATATTAACCCGATTGCTTCATTCCCATCAGAGGGTATCGTTGTATTCGGTCAGAAAACCCTACAAGTTACACCTTCAGCCCTTGATCGTATTAACGTTCGTAGATTGATGATCTACATTAAGAAGCAAGTCTCAAGATTCGCTACTAGCGTTCTATTCGATCAAAACGTGACAGTTACTTGGAACCGTTTCAAAGCTTCAGTAGAGCCATTCTTGGCTTCAGTACAAGCAAGACTAGGTTTGACAGAGTACAGGTTGATTCTAGACGAGACTACCACTACTCCAGATCTAGTAGATCGCAACGTACTATACGCCAAGATTCTTCTAAAGCCAGCAAGAGCTATCGAGTTCATCGCAGTTGACTTCGTTATCTCCAGAACCGGTGCTTCTTTCGAAGACTAAAAAATAAAGTAATACTATTTACTATATAACAGGAGAAAACAACAATGGCATTTT